GTGAAAAAAACACAACCACAGTTCAGAGTTCAACCCAATGGCTAACCACCGGACACCGCAGCTTAAGGCGGCGGTGACAGGAACTGCTGACCGCAATCCGTCCAGGTTCAGGGATCGCAAGGAGCCGAAGTCGGACACGCTCGGCGAGCCGTCGCTGTTCCTCGATGAGTTCGGCAAGACGGCTTGGGAAAGTTTCAGGCGCGAGCTGCCCTGGTTGGCGGAAAGCGACCGAGCGCTAGTTGAGATCGCCAGTTCTGTCCGCGGGCGATTGCTTGCCGGAGAGGATGTCGGAGTTACGGCGCTGTCCATGCTCCAGTCCATTCTGAGCAAGATGGGAGCGTCGCCTGCGGACAGAAGCAAGGTGAGCGCCCCGGATGACGAGGACGAGCCTGACGAGTTCTTCGGCCCGAACTGATCGCGCCACCGCGTATGCGGATGATGTTGTCTGGGGAAGGATCGTCGCAGGGCCGCACGTTCGCAATGCCTGCCGGCGACATCTGAAGGATCTGAAAGACGCCCACGAAAGAGGGCTGCATTACGATTTCGAAGCGGCGGCAAAGGCGCTGCGGTTCTTCGAGACGAAGCTTCAGCTAAGCGAGGGCCAGTTCGAGGGATTGCCGTTCGAGGCGCATCCCAGCCAAGCGTTCATTATAGGTTCGCTCTTCGGCTGGAAGCGGGCTGACGGGACCAGAAGGTTTCGCCGAGCCTATGTCGAGCAGGGCAAGGGCAACGGAAAGTCACCTCTCGCCGGAGGGATCGGGCTTTACGGTCTAGCCGCAGATGGCGAGGCGGGGGCAGAGATATACTCGGCAGGCGCGACTAAAGACCAAGCTGCGATTCTCTTCCGCGATGCGGTGAAGATGGCGAAGAAGTCGCCGGACCTGCGGAAGCGATTTACGTTCAGCGGCGGCGAGCAGCGCGAATACAACATCGCCTATCTGGCGACAGGCTCATTCATGCGGCCTGTCTCCAGAGAGACGAAGAAGACAGGATCGGGACCGCGCCCCCATTTCGCATTGTGCGATGAGGTGCACGAACACCCAGACCGCGGGACGATGGAGATGCTGGAGCGCGGCTTCAAGTTCCGCCGTCAGCCTCTCCTTCTGATGATTACGAACAGCGGTACTGATCGAAACTCAGTCGCGTGGGAAGAGCACGAGCACGCGATCAAGGTTGCTGCTGGTCATGTTGATGCGTTGACCGATCCGACATTCGTCGGTGAGCCGCTGGACGATACGACGTTTAGCTACGTCTGCTCTCTGGATGAGGGCGATGATCCGCTGAACGATCCGAGCTGCTGGGCGAAGGCCAATCCTTTGCTCAACGTGACGATTACGGAAGAATATCTCGCCGGGGTCGTGGCGCAGGCCAAGGCCATGCCCGGCAAGCTTAACGGGATTTTGCGGCTCCACTTCTGCGTCTGGACCGATGCCGAGACGGCTTGGATGACGCGGGAGACGCTGGAGCCGTGCATCGCGGACTTCGACATCGAAGAGCACAAAGGCAAATCGGTTTACCTGGGCCTCGACCTTTCTGAGCACCGGGACATTACCGCGCTGGGCGCCGTGGTGAGGGTCGGGGAAAACGCAGAAGGAAAGCCGTTGTTTGACGGCTGGATCGAGGCGTGGACGCCGCGAGATACAATGGCGGCGCGGGAGCTCAGAGATAAGCTGCCCTACACCGTGTGGGAGCGCGAAGGGTTCCTTCATGCTCCGCTTGGGGAAAGCATCAGTTACCTCCAAGTAGCGCAGACGTTGGTTGAGTATGGGCGGGACTTCGATGTTCCGATGTGCGCCTATGATCGCTTTGCGTTCAGGCGGTTCGAGGAAGACGCACAGACAGTAGGATTGAGCCTGAACTTTGTTGAGCATCCGCAAGGCGGACTCAAGAAGGGCAAGCCGCTCGACGGCATGACGGAAGGGCTTTGGATGCCCGGTTCGATCCGGCTTCTCGAAGAACTGCTTCTGGAAAAGCGGATTCGCCTGAAACGTAACCCGGTCCTGATCTCCGCAATGATGTCTGCGGTCGCTGAAGAGGACAAATGGGGCAACCACTGGCTCGCGAAAACGCGGTCAGTCAACAAGATCGACGCGGCAATCGCGCTCGCGATGGCATTGGGGGCAGCAATGGCGATGGAAGCAGGCCGAGTTACCTCCCCGTGGGACGATCCGAACTTTAGCCTGGTGCGCGCATGATCGTGGAAACGCGCACCGAGCCCTGCGGAATGCTCAGCTACAGCAAGCTCGCAGTTCCTTACGACTGGCAGCCTAAGAAGCTCAATCGCTGCGAATGCGGGCGCGATAATTGGCGCTGGAGTCTTGGTCGCGGCCACGAATGCGAATGCGGGCGCTCTTGCAACAAGGCATGCACCTGATGGGTCCGGACGATCCGATCTTCGAGAGCCGCGCGATCGAGCCGACATCGGCGGCGTGGATGCGGCTTGTTCCCGGCTGGGCCGATCCCACCGTTGCAAGCTCGTGCTCACCGGAAGAGGCGATAAAGGCAACCCCCGTTTTTGCCGCGGTCGATTTCCTTTCTTCTGCCCTCGCGACGGTTTCGCTCCACGTTTACCGCAGGGACGGTGACGGCGCGGCGAGGATCGAGACAGGAATCGGGAAGCTCCTCGGCGAATGCGTCAACGATGAATGGTCGTCCTTCCGCTGGAGAAAATATAGCTTCTGGCAAACGCTGACGGGTGGACGACAATTTACCTGGATCGAACGTCCTAACGGGCAAATCCTGAACCTCTGGCCGCTCGATCCCACGAAAGTGACGGTCAAGCGCTCGGGCGGTCGGACGATCTACGAATACAGGGAAGGCTCGCGGGCGGTCCCATATGACGCCGCCGACATCATCGATATTCCCTTCGCCCTTGAGGCTGACCAGGTTACCCACGTCTCACCGCTGAAGAAGTGCGAAGCCGCCATTGCCCTGTTGCGGGCGATGGAAAAATATGCGGCCACGTTCTTTGCTGGAGGTGGAGTCCTTCCCCTTGCGCTGGTCGGGCCAATGCCTGCCGGCGGCGAGGCGATGAAGCGCATGATGGACGACGTTAACCGCGCCATCCGCCACGCGAAGGAAGACGGCAAGCAGATATTCCCGCTTCCACCGGGGTATGACCTAAAGAACGTAGGGTTCGATCCTGCTAAGGGACAAATGACCGAGGCGCGCAGGCTTCAGGTCGAGGAGGTGGCGAGGATTTACAGCCTGCCGCCGTGGTTCCTCCAGGACTTGACTAACGCCAACTTCGCCAACTCGGAGAACCAAGACCTCCATTTGGTCAAGCACACCCTCTCGCATTGGGTCAAAGCCGCCGAGCAGGAGATGAACCTGAAGCTCTTCGGGCGCAGAAATTCTACCCGCTGGGTCGAGTTCAACATGGATTCGCTTCTGAGAGGCGATTTCCAGACCCGCGCCGAGGGTATTGCGCGACTAATCCAGGTGGGCGTGATGAGCCCCAACGACGGACGCAACTACATCGGCGGGCTGGAGCCATCCGAAGATCCGAACGCGGATACGTTACACATGCAGGGGGCAACAGTCCCCTTGGGAACACAACCGGCCAGTAGCCTACCGCCGAACGACGGGGCGGAGCCGGGAACTAGCGACAACTAGTCCCGGCCCCTGACCGCCACGGAATACACCCGTGACGGCTGCAAGCAGCTCAACAAAAACAGAAACGATTCGCAAGCAGCCGTCCTAACAAGGACGCGCCACAATGGCATTTCAACTCTCGGTGGCGGTGCGTAATGCCCGCCTCGACGCGATCGAGACTGCGATCGGCACTGCCCCGCTTCTCAAGATACGCTCAGGAGCAGCGCCCGCAACATGCGCCACGGCTGATTCTGGAACGGTACTCGCGACATGCACGCTTCCATCCGACTGGATGGCGGCTGCTTCGTCGGGATCGAAGGCGATGAGCGGAACATGGTCTGACAGCTCGGCGGACAACGCCGGGACTGCGGCCCATTTCAGGATTTACGACAGCGCCGGAACGACCTGCCACATGCAGGGCACGATAACGGCGACTGGCGGCGGCGGCGACATGGAGGTGGACAATACCTCCTTTGCCGCTGGGCAACAGTTTAGTGTGACGAGCTTCAGCCTGACCGACGCGAACGCCTAAGATGCAATGGCGATCTCG